GCATACATCTTTTCGTATTTTTTCCGCATCCTACTGCCTTGAGCATCTAGTTGTTTCTTCATCTCCTCCTGAGTATATTCCTTCTCCTGCTCTTTTTCTTCTTCCTGAGTTTTGCTCTCACTTAGTTCCAGTTCTTCTGTCATGATGTTTCTCCCACCCATTCGGGCTTAACGGCTTGCCAGTGATGACGACAGTTATAGCCGCCCTTGACGATTAGAGGATCACCGGGCTTCATACCGGCACGATTTGAAAATGTTGACCATCTTGAACGCATTTCTTCTTTGGTAAAGACCTTGCCAACCATCGCACGACAGATTGGCCGGGAGTCTGCCATCAATGATCCATAATATTTGTAGTGACTCAATCCTGCCGCCTCTGCTTTGTGTGCATTGAAAGCCGCATCAAACTCCATCAGCGAATCATGCGCGTATGCCTTGGCGTATTTCCTGAGATTGCCCCCGACTTTATCTCTCGCATAAACAATGTGCAAACGATTTATTGCCGACTTTGCCTGACTTGGTGTTCCATTTTGAGCAATATTGACTAATTTTTCTATTTCTGAATCATCAGAACGGATATAAACCCCATTGATTTTCTGCCTTAACTCCCGCTCATAATCCTCAAATGATCTGCCAGCCAGCGCATTTTGATAGACATTTTTTGATATATCCTCAAGAAAAGTAGCCCCGATCTCCTCATACCCTGAGAATGTCATTTTTTGTAGTCCAGATATAACATCCCTGTCGACATCTGTTAGGCTTGCAATGTCTGCTGGAAGCGGTAGCTGACCGAATGATTTAAGAATTGCTCCTGCCGCCTTGTCATAACCTTTAGTTGTTTGACGCGCCCATGACCCATAGTGCTCATCAATGGTCTGCTTTAGCTCACGGCGCATTTCAATTGCCGCCCTTGCATCGACGACATTCCCTTCCCGAACTTTTTTAACAACATCATCTTCCAACGATTGCAGGGCATGATCAAGATTTCTGTCATTAAGCTCCATCAGCCTTTCAACTGTCTGCTCTCGTTGAGTGCTGATTTTTTCTAAGTTCAAACTGAGCTATCAACCTTTGTGTTTTCGGATTCCATGAACGTATCACCATCTGGTGTCAACTCCAACCCCAGTTGTGTTCTGACCTCATTCTTCGTAACCACTCCACCATCCATATGATATCCAAATATCTCTTTTGTTGATTGCGTACTAAACTCTCCTTCCGCTATCTCTTTAATAATCGGCTCAATCTTTCCATCATCAATGACCAATCGAGCTATCTGTGAATCAATCTCCTTGATGAATAATTTACTTGGCACTCCACTTGCCTTGGCTGTTTGCAAAAACATCAAGTCAGCTTCATGATCCCGAATATCGAATGAATCCGGGTAATCAACTATTATTTCGTCATTTGTATTCTGCCAGATATTGAACAACTTCCAAATCTGTTCTTCTGCCAATTCAAGCAGGTCAGCCTTCTCACTCAATCGGGTATTCAACAACTGGAACTCTGTCTGGAGGGCCACCCCTGATTTTGCCTGTTTTTCCGTAGCACGAACCCCGCCCATATGTGAAATCTTGTTAATGCTCTCAACCTTTGAATCAATTGATTGTTGAACACCCTGAAGTGATCCAGAGGATGGCTGAAGCAGAAATGGCCTTAATCCTGCGTCCATGTCATCACTCATTGTGACAATTCCACCAGCACCCGCACTTGCATCAGTGCTTTCTGTTTTGGCCAGCGATGGGTGGTTAGTGATGCGGATGAGTTGTTCAACTTCCGATAGCTCAGAATAAATGGCTTTCTGGAAATCAGCTATATCAGTAATGTCTGATATACCCACTCCCCGGACAGGTGATCTTGCCGAATAGAGGATAACTGCTGGAATTGTTTTGATCGGATTATCCATTTCTTCAACAATGGTCAACTTCTCCCTATCCAGCTTGTACAGCGTGATGGTTTCGCGCGTCCATACCCGGATTAACTGCATATCACCATCGGCCAATTCACGCACCTTTAGCAAACTCAGTTCATATCGCCCTGACCTCTTGCGCTCATATCGCCAGTCCATGATGTTTTCTGGTGTGATCGCTGTCACATATGGCCTGATCTCTTGGTCAAGTTCATCCTGCACTGTCTCAGCGGTTGAACTTGGCTTATCAACGATTACCCAACAATGACCATAGACCGATGCCCACGCCCCGGCTTCTCTCATAAACGCATTGAACGAGCGTCCATCCATGTCTGCATCTTTGATGAAATTATCAATGTGCTTGTTCTGCTGCGGTAAAACCCGTGCTGGCGGAATTCTCCAGATGAAGGAATTATAGATTTGAACGATGTTTTTACAATGGTTATCACACGGCGTCGAGTTGATGCGCTTCTGATATTCTTTTTGATCTTCCGCAATATACGCGGTCAAATAGTTCCCGTCTGCATACGCCTCACCACCCAGATATGAGCGCAGATAAAACTGCCATCTACTGACATTTGCATCATAATCCGGGCTTGTCTTCATCAATTCCTGCTTTTTCATTACGTCCACCTTTGCGGTTCGGTTGGTTTGAATTCCCTTTTAAGGGGATACAAATATTCGACAAGATAGCCGATTGCATCGTTGAAGTGATCATAGCCACTTTCCTTGTCTGGAACATTCGTATTCTCTTTGTACACCTGTCTTTCAATACACTTGATCATTGTCTTGCAAGTATTTAACACGAAAAGAGTTGACATACCATTGGCATTTTTAAGTTTCGTATTAACTGCGTTAATCCTGTCCCTGACCAATGGCGATGATCTTCTGCAACAAACTTCAAAACCAGCGTTCTTTAATATCGTGATATCTGTAAAACCAGCAGCAGAAGTTTTTCTTTGTCTTGCACTTGGGTCGGGATAGATGATGACTTTTTGCTGGTAACGTCTTTTAATTTCTTCAACCATTTCGGTTGTATTTGAACTCCAAATCTGAATCTCATCTATGATGAATATTTTGTTTTCTTGTATATGTGCAATGACAGCACACATCGGGTCGATGTTAAAATCCATTCCGATATGAACTGTATCGCTTGTTTTATCAAATTTGTCTATGATATTTTTTTTCCTGTCGAAATTGTAATAGATGATTCCAGCATAACTGACAAAACTCGCTAGATATTCCTGCTGGAATGTTCGTTCATCCAAATCATTCTTCGCTTGTTCAATTTCATGCTTCGTGACTTGACCACCATCTACCGTTGTAAACTTGAAGTTCTCCCAATCCTTGTCCTGTGTTCCTTTGACATAAAGATCATAGGCCCAGTTGTAGCCTTTTGGACTTCCGCAGAATAATGCGTGTCCTTGCGTATCACTCAATGTCGGTCGTAGCACTTCTTGCCACGCATAAGATTTGATGTCAGCGAACTCGTCCATCACAAGAAAATCCAAACCAACACCCCTCAAGGATTGCTCGTTATCCGCCCCCCGTAAAGCGATGGTTGAATTATTTTTCAACAGAATGGATAAATCACTATCATTTATTTTGCTATGCCACCTGTGCTTGATAATCTTTTCTTTCAGATCATTCCAGACTATTTGCTTTGCCTGTCGATAGCTGGGCGCAACATACCAGCATTGCTTGTTCGGGTATCTTGCATATCTTGCCAATTCATTGATCGCAACATATGTCTTTCCAAATCTTCTTCCACTGATGAGAACCCTGAACCTAGCCTTGCTGTCTACGACTTGCTGTTGAGGTGATGTCAAACCCATTAATCATACGACCAAGGCAAAGGTATTTCTGAATTAGTTGTTTCAATCTTGTCGGTTTGACCCAGAATGTTCTTTCCCAGAAATATCTGCATTACGATATTTCCCTTTTCAGCAGATGCCCATTGAAGTTGCCTTAATCGTAATTTCTGCTCTGATCTCCCTTTTGTCAGGTATTCGGAATAACTGTGCCGGATTGTGCTTTCATCACACCCATAAAAATCTGCTATTTCGACATTGGTACAGCCAAATCTAGCGAGATTTTGAACTTGTTTTTTGTCGATGTTATACTTTTTCGGTCTTGCCATCTAACTTTGCAACCTTACGGGTTTAATGTCTTTGTTTTTTATAAATATGTTAAAAGGTTCTTTTACACAACTTGACAACTCAATATAAGTTTCTTTATGTTCAGGAAAAGTATGAATAGCAAAATGACTTTCACTCAACAAAAATAAAGCAGTATATCCAAAAGGGTTAAAATGTTTTTCACTTATCTCTACTATATTAAAACCACTTTTTTTTAATAATTT